CTTTTTGGTACAGGCGGAAGGCTCGTCTGTGCCGATGAGTGAGGAATTAATCGAGCAGTTTGGTGAAGACTGTAAAGCTGCAATGCGTAAGCAGTTCAAACAAAAAAGAGATAGTAAATTCAGAGTAAGAATGTCAGGTATTGGCAAACCTCTTTGTCAATTACAGATGGAAAAGTCGGGGGCAAAGAAAGAACCCATGCCCTATAATGGTAAGGTTAGATTTATACTAGGTGACATGATTGAAGCGTTTACTGTATTAATTTTAAAAGCTTCGGGTACTGTTATTGATAGCGAACAGAAACAAGTATCTAGAAAAAACAAATACTTTCCTGATAGTGGACTCACAGGTACTTATGATGTTGAGATTGATGGTAAGATTTATGATATAAAATCTGCTAGTGATTGGGCATTTAAGAATAAATTCTCTATGGGATTTGGTGCTGTTGTAGATAAGGATGTATTTGGATATCTTTCTCAAGGTTATCTATATGCAGATACAGAGAAGAAAAAGTTTGGTGGTTGGATTGTAGTTAATAAATCTACAGGTGAGATATGTATTGTTGCACCACCAGAAGATGACTCAGATTATAAACGAATAGGATTGCAGGTAGCAGAAGAAAACATAGAAGCATTGATGGAGGGCCAACCATTTAAAAGATGCTTCACAGATGTTGAAGAAACCTATAGAAGTAAATTAACAGGTAACAGAAGACTAGATAGTGTCTGTGGCTTTTGTTCTTTCAAACAAACTTGTTGGGAAGGGAAGATACAATACTTACCACAGCAAGTCTTTGATGACAACGGTAAGCCTCGCTCTAAAAGTCCTAGGTATTTTTATTATACACACTTAGCTAATCAAGATGATGCTAGAGGAAACAAATGACCAAGAAAAAAAAGGAAGACTCAGAGGATGGGATAGTAATACTAATCAAACCCCACACTAAAGGTAAATTTGCAGTAGGCATTACTACTAATTATATCGCCGATACCCCCGAAAAAGAAATGTGTAAGTTAGTAGCATTAGGTGCTGCACAACTTATGTTAGAAGACCCAGACCCCTTTTATGAAAGAGGCATTGAGATAGCTGCACAAACAGATGACATGGATGCAAGTAAATCAGAGGAGTTTGTAAGTAAGGATGATGAATCAAATATACTAGACTTAACTAGATACCTTGATAAATCAAAACTAAACTAAGACTTAATGAATGACCGCCAACAGGAATGTATAAGTTGGTTTAAGAAGAAATATCCCAATTGTATTGTTGACAATAATGTAACTGTTGATATTATATTTGTAATAAATAGACCAAAGAACCCACAAGCACCCTATGTTAATAGCACTAGATACTATGAGAAAGAAAATAGTTCTACCTACTGCTCATGTTGTGATGAAACTACTTGTGAATATAATAATTATTATCTTGTTATCTTGGAGGAAAGATTAATAGCTAGTTTGTTAGACAACATAATTAATAGATACTACTAAATAGGAGTACACAACATGACTGATACTAACTTTAATACAGCGAAAGAAACAAAGACACTAAAGAAATTTGACTTAGACTTGCAGTACGGACAGATGCGTGAACAAAAAGTCCACGATATGTTCTTTAATAAAAAGTTTGAGATTAAATCGGAGAGGGATTGGTGGCAGAAGACAGGTAACATTGCCATTGAGGTAGAGTGTTATGATAAACCGAGTGGTATATCAGTAACGGAAGCAGATTTTTGGATGCACATTTTAACTGATGGTGACAAAGAATATTGTAAATTAATATTTACTGTACCTACAATTAAAAAATTAGCACACAAGTATAGGAATAAGTCTGTCTATGGCGGAGACCATAGGAAATCAAAGTTTGTTTTAGTACCTTTAAAACAACTGTTTACATTAGATAATATTAGATTGGAGGAAAACCCACATGAAGACTGAGGATATATTGAAGACTGCCTCGAAGTTAGTTTCGGGAGACAGGGCAAAAGCTTATGGAGATAAGAAAAAACTCCATGATAAGATAGCTAAACTATGGTCTGCGTATACTGATTATAATATCAATGCAGAACAAGTAGCTATAATGATGGCTATGTTAAAGATAGCTAGAACAACAACAGGAACAAGTGCTGACAGTTACATAGATGCTGCAGCTTACATCTCTATAGGAGGAGAAATCAATGGCCAATAAACAAGCTGAACCAAAAGAAAAAAACTATGTTATTACAGAGGCACAGAGAAATAGTGTCTTGCAATACTTAGCTAACAGACCTTTTATTGAGGTGTCTAGACATATAAATACGTTAGGTAATCTAACAGAAATCAATGACAACATTGCACCAGACTTCATCAAAAAGTAAAGACTTTGTCTTATACAGATGTTGTGTATTTTACAATCAAAAGGATGGTCAGTTTTATTGGGATGAGGATACCTTGAATACCAAAGAATTGATAGAGGTTTTTACAGAGAAGTACGGAGTACCTGTTGAGAAACATTCTAAAATAAAAAGATTAAATATAGCGTTGCCTCATGTGTTGAAAGCATTAGTAGTACATTTGAAAAATGAATTTAAACACTCCTACAATTCTAGTAGAAAGTTATTAGATAATTTAATTACTTAACGCTCTCATCTGAGAACTAAGACTGTCTGCTCGATTAGGAGTTTGTCTCGCCCATCTTGAGTCGAGCATGGCATCTGCTGCACCATTCATGTCATTACTTTTTAAACATGAAATCATGGTAACAAACTTCGATACACCTGCACTACCCATTTGGTAAATCATCTCACACAAAATACATTTAGCTTTAATGCGTATATCTAATTCATGAGTATCACAAAACTTATCTGCTAGAGACCAAGCCTTATCAAAGTCTTTATCAAAGAGTTTATCCCAACCTTCTTTTGTGGTAGGTATCTCTTCATTAGGTAGAATTTTATGACCATAGCCACCTGTATTGAAACCTAATGTGTCCTTATAAACATCTAGTCTATATCCTTCATGCTGTTTAATCTGCTCTTTTAAATTATTTTTATGTAGGTCTGCTGACATATCTACTCCTTATTTTTTAAATAGTTTAGCTGCACCTTGTGCGCCCTTGATACCAAAACTTGCAGAAATTGCAATATATAATAAGTTGTGGTAATACGATGGTAAATCTTGTAAGGCGACAAAGCCTTTATGTATATGTTCTTGCCAAGGTGTGAATACTAATACGGCAGGTAAAAGTAGGACTACTAAACTCACCTCATCTTTCCACGACCCTTTCATTTGGTCCACTGCAGATGCTTCCCAAGCAACCTTACCTGCTATCTGGTCTTCTTTTAATTTAGTCTTAGCTTTAATTTCTGTAACAGCTAACTCTGCTTTAGCTTTCTTTGTCTCTACAAATCCTGTAACAGCACTTCCTGCTACTGATAGTAAAGGTTTAATTAGTAATGATAACATATATTCTCCTATCTTATATACTTGTATCTTTTGTTTCCGTACTCTTTATCTATAACACCATACTGTCCTAATATATCTAGGATAAACTGAGGCTCTCTAACTAAGGCGGGGTCAAATCCATCTATTCTAAGTTTAGCATTTGTAGCAAGGTCATGTATCTGTTGTATTTTATCTTGTCGGCTACCATCATACTCTGCTTTACTTATTCTACCTTCCTTTAAGTCTCTTACTAGTTGTTTTATATCTGCTTTAATTTTTGTCAGCTTTTTTTGTAACTTAATATTCTGACTTCTTTTTAATTTTTTAACAGATACGTTATTAACTTTAAATCCTACTGAATTTAGGATAGCTTGTAGCTCACTTTCTGATTCTCTATAGGCAGACTTAGTATCAAAAGTAGCCTTGTTAATTCTTTCAGTAGAGAATGAACCGGGTACAAAAGGAAAGTTAGGTAGTAGTTGTCTGCTTAAATATTTAAACATAACATTAATATCATCTGCAGAACTCACTCCTACTCCCTTTACTTTTTCCTTAGTAAAGAAGTCAAAACCTATAAGTGCTTGTACTACAGAACCACCTATTCCAAGACTAGGTTGGATAGGTGCAGGTAAGAAAGGAACTGCTCCATTCCCTAATTCTAAAACATCGCCTCCCGGAAAATATCTTTCTATAAACATATATTTAGATTGGCCATCTTTTGTTTGGAAAGGTAATTTTATATTTTTATAAGGCATGAAGGGCATACCCACTAAGTTACCACCTTTATAGGAATCACCATCTATTAATGCTCTTTCTCTTTCAGCATCTCCGCCACCAAATTTTTCACCTGCTTTGTTTAATAAGTATCCAATTGTTCCATACTTAGCATACTTCCAAGGTCTTACTACTGCTGTTTCAGCTAATACAGGAACTGCTCTATAGGAAAATGCTAAGAACGGAGTAACAGTTCTTCTCATACTATTTATCCAAGGTGCATCTATATCATAATCTATAAAATGTTTACGAGCAAACATACCTGCTTCATCAG